ATTGATTGACTATCAAGAGTATCCTGTGGCAGCAGCAGAACGCGCTACAAAGGCACGTAGATCGCTTGGAGTGGGATTTATTGGTCTTGCACATTATCTTGCTAAACTGGGGTATGCATATGACTCTCAGGAAGCATGGGATGCTGTTCATGGACTCTCCGAATCATTCCAATATTATCTTCTGAAGTCTTCTAATCAACTTGCTAAGGAGAAGGGATGGTGCCATGATTTTGGTCGCACCAAGTATGCAGATGGAATTCTTCCAATTGATACATATAAGAACGATGTTGATGAAATTAGTAATCCAAAGTTGGAACATGATTGGGAATCTCTTAGGGCATCTATCTCCACCCACGGACTTAGGCACTCAACATTGTCTGCTCAGATGCCATCGGAGAGCAGTTCCGTTGTGTCAAACGCAACAAATGGAATCGAGCCACCTAGAGCATATTTGTCCATTAAGAAATCCAAGAAAGGGCCTCTTAAGCAGATTGTCCCTCAATACGGGTCTCTTAAGAGCAATTATACTCTTCTTTGGGACATGGTTTCTAATCGTGGTTATATCAATGTTGTTGCTGTGATGCAGAAATTCTTTGACCAAGCAATTTCTGGTAACTGGAGTTACAATCCAGAGAACTATCCTGATAATGAAGTACCTGTGTCCACTATGGCACAAGACTTTTTGACTACATATAAGTACGGTTGGAAAACTTCCTACTATCAGAATACCAATGATATGAAAACTGATGAGGTTGAGGAAGAAAAACCAAACTTAAATAACCTGTTAAACGAACTAAGTACCGCCGAGGAGGGAGAGTGTGAATCCTGTGCAGTTTAAGATATCACCTGTGGAAAATACTAATACTAATGTTAGGGGCATGACTGTTTTTAACACTGAACAAGTTAATACTAAAAAGCAACCGATGTTTTTCGGTAAACCTCTGGGTGTTCAGAGATATGATTCATACAAATATCCAATCTTTGATAAACTCACCACACAACAATTGGGATACTTCTGGAGACCTGAAGAGGTTTCTTTGCAGAAGGATCGTGGCGACTATCAGACTCTTCGTCCAGAACAAAAGCACATCTATACTTCTAACCTGAAGTATCAGATCATGCTGGATTCTATTCAGGGTCGTGGTCCTGGTATGGCATTCATTCCTTACTGTTCTTTACCTGAACTAGAAGCATGTATGGAAGTATGGGGATTTATGGAGATGATCCATAGTCGTTCCTATACATACATCATCAAGAACGTCTATGCAGACCCTTCAGAAGTCTTTGATAAGATTGTCACTGACCCACGTATTTTAGAACGTGCCGCGAGCGTTACAGAGTCATATGATGACTTTATTGCCAGCGCCCACCAGTATGACAACTCTAATGACTGGCAACATGCCTTAGAACAAGTACCAACCGCACTAGAAGGAAAGTATGAACTCAAGCGTAAACTCTACAGAGCAGTCGCCAATGTTAACATTCTTGAGGGTATTCGGTTTTACGTTAGTTTTGCTTGTAGTTTCGCCTTTGGTGAACTTAAACTCATGGAGGGATCCGCAAAAATCATCTCTCTCATTGCAAGAGACGAGAACCAACACTTAGCAATCACACAGAATATTCTGAACAAGTGGAAGGCAGGTGATGATCCTGAAATGAAGCAGATCATGAAGGAAGAAGAGGAATGGACTTACAAGGCATTTGATCGTGCTGTGAATGAAGAGAAACGTTGGGCTGACTATCTGTTTAAAGATGGTTCTATGATTGGTTTGAATGATAAACTACTTCAACAGTATGTTGAGTGGGTTGCTAATCGTCGTCTCAAGTCTATTGGTCTCACCCCTCAGTATGATATTGCCGCTAAGAATAACCCACTGCCCTGGACTGAGCACTGGATCTCCTCTAAGGGTCTTCAGGTCGCACCACAGGAGACTGAGGTTGAGTCTTATGTTGTTGGTGGAATCAAGCAAGATGTGAAAAAGGACACATTCAGTGGATTCCAACTCTGAAGCGTGCTTAAATAGGGGGACATGAGGTTCCCCTATGCCTAAGAATGAACTGAAGAAAGAAGAGTTAAAAAATCGTGTACTCAAATTAAAAAATGATGTATACGAAGAACCCAAGACCGTGTGGCAGGGGGATCGAGATATGGCACATAAATATCTCGATAAGGTATTAAACATTATTGATGAGTATCGATATTGATTATGAAAATCCATGGATCTATTTGGAGAGACCTTTTACTAGTGACGATGTTCACGACTACTATGGTTTTGTTTATAACATTACCAATCTCACAAACCAACGACAATACATTGGGCGAAAGTATTTTTGGCAGCATCGAACGCCTAAAGGAAAAAAACGCAAAGTAAAATCAGAATCCGATTGGAAAAAGTATTATGGGTCTTGTCCAGAACTTAAAGAGGACATTGACAAATTGGGCAGACAAAATTTTAGTAGAACTATCCTGTCTTTACATAAAACAGGTGGCAAAACAAACTTCGAAGAAACAAGACAACTCTTTGTCCATGGAGTCCTTACCGAATCACTTGACACAGGAGGACCTGCCTACTACAATAGTAACATCCTCAGCAGATACTTCCGAAAAGATTATTATGGTGGAGACTGAAGAAATTGTATCAGAAGTTCGTGAATGGGCAATTGGTAAAGTCCAAGAGTATAATGGAAAGGGTGTAGAACGAATCTACGATCAACTGGCAATCATGGCAGAGTTTGATGAATGGTTCGATCCCAAAGAAGATTTAGAAGTCGTATCACTTGACGAAATCACAGAACAGCAGTATGATGATTTTGTCGAAAACAACGACGGCGTTGAAAGGGGTTAATCCCCTACCTATGACTCAATAGCTCAGCAGGATAGAGCAACTGCCTTCTAAGCAGTCGGTCGTAGGTTCGAATCCTACTTGAGTCGTTGGGCATCAAGAGAGACCACCACCACCTCCTCTCTTGTGTAAGGCCCATTCATATGCGGAATTAGTTTAGAGGCAAAACTAAAGGTTTCCAACCTTTCGTCACCAGTTCGATTCTGGTATTCCGCTTTCTCCAAATTTTTGTTATGTCTCAGTATGATTTTGGAGGACTTGAAAGACATCCTGTCAGTATACTAAGATTGATTAGTGAATTGGAAGGGTCGTCCCAACTATGTAAATATATGGGGTTTCAAGATGATATGGATACTCTTAATGAAATGAAGAAGAGATATTATAAACTCTACTTCAAAACAAAGAAAGAGTACAACAATCCTCTGTAGCTCAGCGGTAGAGCCGACGACTGTTAATCGTCTGGTCGCAGGTTCGAATCCTGCCGGGGGAGTCGGGCGAATAACTCAGCGGTAGAGTGTCTCCTTTACACGGAGGTTGTCGGGGGTTCGATCCCCTCTTCGCCCATGTCGAATTCAATGTATGCCTAATGATTACTATCAGATGTAAAGAGTGTAGAAAGGAACTAACAAGTACCACTAAAATTCAGTTCTGTGGTTGTCCCAATCAGATGAGTATTGTGGATAACAAGATCGGTGCCAAAGACTTGGATAAAGTTGTAATGGTTTCTAATAACGTAGAGAGAAAGATTGACAGTCACTTCTCTAGTCAGGAACTTATCTATCAAGAAGAAAGACGCAGGCGTAAGGTTCGTAGATTGGACTTTGATATACGTTAAGATATCAACATAGTTGACATTACTGTAGCAACTTGTTACAGTAAATAGTAATGTAGACACTTTCTTTCTACCATGCATCCAGACGAATTCGCCAATTGGGCAATTATCAAAGAGAAGTTTGAGGAAAACGGCACAACAGACAACTACTATTATAAGCGAGCTTGTGCTATAGTAGGGGGACAACCAGACCCAATGAAGAATCTTCTAAATGTCTCACAGGATGAATGAAATCATACCTGACCACCTTGTATCTAAAAAAGAGTGTCAGGAAATGATTGATAAAGCAATTGATAAACATAACAAAACTGCCACTGTTATAAGTGCCATTCTTGGTGGAATACTCCTTGCGTTTTATTCGCATGGAGTTCTTTCTTTAGTTGGAAGAGTTTAAAATATGACTACTTTATTTGTATTTTCTTTTATGTTATTGTTGACTTGTGGTCTACATCTAACTTGGCCAGTAAGGTATAGGGGCAAATAAATGTATTGTTAGGACTTGCTGTTATAAGTATAAGAACTTATCAATATTTTTATAGATAGAGATGACTGCATTATTTTTCTGCAGTTGTCTCTATCTTTTTGTGCGGTAAGCAAAATGTTAGCAGTAGTCAGAACTCTTATGGAGAACGATGTGTTTCTCTTTATTTTGTGCTATGCTTTAATAGTAGTTCCGGTTATAGGAATTGCAAAAATTCATAATACGGAAATACACTTGGATCATGGAAAAGAAGTATAAAAGCAGATTCAATTTTGCAATGTCATCATTTGCAAGAATGTATGGACCAAAAGGTATCACATCAAAGATGTCTAGTCTATGTGATAGGTGGGCAAAGAATGATATTCAACCACCAACTGGAAGTTTAACTCAGGTTGATTTTTACTTCAGAGATATTATGCAAGGTAATTGACAGAG